AAGGCACGCCAGTTAGTCGTGGACAAACTTGGCAGCGCACTAGTCAAGGTCTACACCATCTACCGCCTCCAGTTTGATTCAAGGTACATCTGTTGGGAGAAGTACAGAGAGCTGGCCAGGGAGGCGGCCGCACTGTGCTTCCAGCGCGGTGTAACCCCGGCCCAGCTGATCAGCTACTGGGCTGAGGAGGTCACAAAGTTTACCAAGATGGATTTCCCCTCACTGGCGTTTCTTTGCTTGGAAAAAATGATCGAAGAGGTTGCCGCTTGCGTGCCGCTGGCCTGGGAGCTTGAGGGGAAAGCCAAGTTGGCCAGTGCGGCACGCACACCGGTTCCCACCAAGCACGCGGCATCGGTCACCCGGGATTCCTTGAGCTCCTTTGGCAAGTACGAGGAGCTCGACCCCAGGATTCGACCGGGGCTTACCGAGGCGGGTTTTGATGTGAGCATGTTCGATGACCGGTACCTGCACACAATTCAGATCAACGGAAGGGGGTATTCAAACGATCCAGGGATGTTCGTTTTGGGGGAGACCGCGACGCTGGTGAAGTGGGTTGCAAGAAACATCTACGGGTAGAAGTGGAAGCCGAAGTTCAACACTCAACGTGCAGGACAAGAAAAAGGAAGGGCTTCGATGAAAAGCGAATTGGAGGTCAGTGAGTACGAGATCAAGCTGTCAAGCAGGAGGTTCGATTGCAAGGACTGCAAAGGCAATGATTTGAAATGTCGGTGCCGCATTGAGATCGCTTGGGACGTGGAAAAATTCGAGGCCTGCATCCCTATGGACCACTGGAAGGCCACCGAACGGGTGATCACACATAACGAGTCCGTCTTCAACGAGCTGATCTTGAAGTACTGCGCAAAGCTCAAAACGGCCTACCGCAACGGGTACGGAATGATCTTGGTCGGCGAACCGGGTTCAGGAAAAACAACCTTCCTGAGCTACATCTTGGTCTGCTCAATCGAAAAAGGGTATTACCCGTATTACACCACGTTCGCCAGGTTGGACCACCACCTCAAGATGGGATTTCACGATACAGCGGCCGCTCGCCGGCTGGAGGAGATGCTGGGGCGTTCGTTTGTGGTGATCGACGACATGGGCAAGGAAAACTTCAAGGGAGGGGATTCCTACTTCCGGGCGCAGTTTGAGCGCATCCTGCGCGAGCGGTATGAGAACCGAATGCCCACGCTGCTGGCAACCAACGCGCTGACGGATGAGTGGAAGGTGCTCTACGGGGATTCGGTGGCCAGCTTGCTGAGCGGCCGGTTCATACGAGCCATCATGGAGCCCGGGGACATGCGCAGGAGCCCTGAGCTGATCGAAAAGATGGAAAGGGAGATGGGTTTTAGAGGCGCGCTATGACCTTTGACCTTGCGTTTGAAGAAGAACTTCTGGCCCAGTGCTTACACGACACCGAGTTTCTCAAAGCAGCCTTTCGCCTGCTGGAGGCGCACCACTTCAGCACCACGCACCACGCCTGGGTTTGGAAAATGATCAAAGAGTGCTGGAAGTCTTTTGCTGAGCGGATCACGGTCAAGCTGTTCGTGGTGCGCGCTGAGCGGGACCTTACCGACCCGGACGAGCAGCGCACGGTTCTCGAGCTGATCCTCAAGCTGTTCAGGCTCAAGCCGGTGAGCCCGCGGGCGTCGCTTGCCGAGCTGCAACGGTTCGTTCGGTTTGTGAATCTCCAGGTGGCCATGGAGGACGCGGTAAAAGAGTTGCACGAAGATCGTGTGGACGAGGCTTTTGTTGCGCTTCGGCGCGCAACCTTGCAGGACCTTCGCCCCAAGTCGTACCGCGTTTCCCACTGGATGGAGGAGTTCGAAGCTCGGCAGATTGAGAGAAAGCACCGCAAGGAGCACCCAGACGAGTTCACCTGCATTCCGACTGGCCTGCGCAAGCTGGACAACGCCTTGACTGGAATGCGAGCGGGGGAGTTGGGGTTGATCGTGGGCACCACCGGGCGAGGCAAGTCGATTTTCCTAAATCACCTCGGGTACCACGCGATTTTGAATGGCTACGGGGTGGTTCACTTTTCGCTGGAGATGCCTGAGCATCTGGTGGCCGCACGCTACGATGCGCGCTTCACCTTGCTCGCTCACAAGAAATTCAAGACGTTCGACTTCACGCTGGAGGAGCTTCGCGCTATCGAGGCACGACTGGGAAAGATGCGCGAGAAGCTGTCTGGCCACCTCCAGATCATTTCCATGCCGCTCCGGCGCTGCGACATCAACGCGATCCGCAACGCCGTTGACGAAGCTCGCTCCGAGATGCCTGTTCACATGGTGATCGTGGATTCTGGCGATCACTTGCAAGCGCTTTCCCGCTACGAAAGCAAGCGGCTCGAGCAGGCCGAGGTCTACTGGGACCTCAAAACGATGTGCGAGGAAGAAAACCTGGTCACCTGGTCGTCCACCCAGGCAGGACGCGAATGGGAAAGCCGGACTGCGGGCGCCGAAGCCGTAAGCGAGAGCTACGACAAGGCGCGGATCGCGGACGTGGTGGTCACGCTCAATGCGCCCTACTCGCGCGACAAGGACTCGGGCAAGAAGTCCGCCGGCGACGATGTGGAGGACGAGGAGGTGGACGGCGCCCCCAAAAGTAAGATGGAAGCCTACCTGGCCAAGTACCGCGATGGGGAATCCAAGATCAGGATTCCACTCGACCCCGACTTCAGCGTCATGCTGATCCGCGAGCAGGAGGGTTCTGATGACGAACGAAAAGAGTGAACGGTCGATGCTGGCCGATCTGGCGAGGGAGACCTGGCAGCTATTGCCGCACCCGGACCAGGAGCGCCCGGTGCCGATCTGGGACATCAACCTGGACGGCGCGCAGTTTGACTCGCCCATATTTTTGATACCACTGAGGGGGAACAGAGGAGAGGAGGAGAGGTGATCCGCTTTGATGTGCAAGGCTACATTCGGCGCCACCTCTCCCGGGTGCGGGAGGCTGGAGGCAACGAGTGGACAGCCGATTGCCCGTTTTGTGGTAAGTCGGGCCATTTTTATATCAACGTAGAGTCTGGAAATTACTTCTGTTTTTCTTGCGAGGAGAAAGGGAGGTATCTGGTTGGAGTGGTCGCGGTCGTCGAGGGGGTGAGCCGAGAAGAGGCCAAGGCGATCATCTATCGGCAAGCGGCTAACTTCAAGAGGCCACGAGCTGAGGCCTTGCCAGGATTGCAGGAACGGGTACAGGAGCTCCGCGAAGGGGTAGACAGGGGTCTGGGCAAGGGTTTGGTAGCCGAGGACCTGCCAGAGGCCTTTGCGGCTGTTTGGGACGGTATCCGGTTTCGGACACCTGCATACTTGCTGGAAAGGGGGTTCACTCGGGAGACCATGCGCGAGTTTGAAATGGGGGTCTGCCATGTCGGGCGGTATGCCGGTCGGGTGGTGCTCCCTTTTGGGTGTCCGAACGGCAAGAGCTTCACGGCGCGCGATGTCACCGGTTGCCTCAAGCCAAAGTACCTCAACCCCAAGGGCGTTGACCATGGTCGGCTGGTCTACGGGTGGTCGCAAGCGCATCAGAGCGCCGAGGTGGCGCTGGTTGAAGGACCGCTGGACGTCGCAAAGCTCTGGCAGCACGAAATACCTGCGATAGGCTTGCTTGGCAAGATGCTCACCCGGTCGAAGCGCGCCTTGCTGTGCCGGATCAAGCCCAATGTTCGCATGATCATAATGCTGGACCCCGAGGAGCGCGAAGCACCGCGCAAGGTGGCGATTCAACTTCTCTCGCACTTCCGGGATGTGCGGATCGCAACCTTGCCGAACGGAGTTGACCCCGGATCGAGCTCGCGTGAAGAAGCCCAAAAATCTATAGCAACCTCAAAGAAATACACGGGCGATAGGCTTGAAGGACTCAAAGATCGCGTGAGCCAAGTCGTTGAAAACAAATACAAAGCGATATAACTTGTAACCCTTTGTAACTAGCGAACAATTTTTTTGTATGTTCTGGGGTGGATTTTGCTTGCAAGGAGCCACTTGCCTGTCCGATCCTGTTGGCAGGCAAGGACCTTAACCGAGCGGAGGTAACATGGCAAGCGAAAAGTTGGGAGCGTGTGGCGCTGGTAGCGAGGAAAAAGTTGAGTGTCGAATCTGCGGGGAGCGGTACCACCGGGTTGACGTTCATGTGACGCAGAAGCACGCGATGAAGATTGCCACGTATTTGTCGGAGTACCCGGGGGCGCCGTTGTTGAGTGAGCACGCAAGGCGCTTGGCTACCGGCGCCGGCCACAAAGCGGCCTTGACCCGCGGAGTGCGTGCAAGAGCAGGCAAGGTGCCAGCGCCAGTGCTTGAGCCAACGCACGAGCAGGTTCCCGTAACGGAGGAGCCGGGTGTGTACCGCGTGGGTGTTGCACGGTTGCGCAAGCGGGAAGGCATGGTGCCGGGTGACGAGTTTTTCGTGCCGCGATTCGACGAGCAATGGCAGGTGGGCAGCACCGAGATGGACCTGCTGGAGAGTTTGGCGCTGGCGATCGAGGCCGATGAGCCGGCCATGCTGGTGGGGCCGACCGGGTGCGGCAAGAACGCGCTGGTTGACCAGCTTGCAGCCGTGCTGGGTCAGCCGGTGACCAGGATCAACTTGCACGGAGATGTGCGTGCCGCCGACTTTTTGGGCGAGAAGCGCGTGGAGATCGATCCGCAAAGCGGCCAGAGCGTGGTGGTGTGGAAGGACGGTGCCTTGCCGCGAGCCATGCGGAACGGGCATTGGTTGCTCCTGGACGAGTTGGACGCCGCGCCAGCAACGATCCTGTTCACGCTGCAAAGCGTGCTGGAGCGCGGTCACCGACTGGTGTTGACCGGCAACGGCGGCGAGGTGGTGGTGCCTGATCCGCACTTCCGCCTGATCGCGACCGCCAACACCTTGGGCCATGGTGATAACAGCGGCCTGTACGCTGGCACGAACATTTTGAACGAGGCGTTTTTGGACCGGTTCGGCGTGGTGGTGCTGGCCAGCTACGCCAAGCCGGAGGTTGAGGTGGCGATCCTGGAAGCTCGCGCTGGTCTGGCCAAGGACACCGCGAACCGCATGGTGCAGGTCGCGGCCAAGGTGCGCGAAGGCATGGCCGCTGAGCAGTGCTATTGCACGTTTTCCACCCGGAGGCTGATCGCGTGGGCGACCAAGGCCAAGCGGTTGATGGACGGTGGCATGGCCAAGGAAGCGGCCATTACCAAAGCGGCCGGTCTGGCGGTACTGAACAAGCTCGACGGCGAGGACAAGAAGCTCGTAACCAGCTTGATCCAGCGGTACTTTGGTGGAGAGGTGTAATTACAAGGACTTGCGCTGTAGTGAAAACGGCAAGAGGTTGAAATGACGGTGGAAGCAAAAAGAACCTGTAACGCCTTGAAACTAGCGAACAACTTTTTCGTGGTGTTTGGGTGTGGATTTCGCTTGCAGTCGCACCCGGGTTTGTCCGATCCTGTTGGTAGGCAAGGACACTAACTACCGGGAGGTACCATGGCCAAAACGAACACGCTTTTGAAGATGGAAGGGGAGTTCGCCAAGTTGGCACGGATCATGTCCCGCAACTACCAAGTGAAGGTGCACATAGGAGGGACGGCTTGCTGCTTTGATGGGGACACGATCTACCTGCCAGGTAACGCCGACCAGTTGAACGCCATGGACCGGCGCCTGTTGAACGCCAAGCTCGACCACGAACGCGGCCATGCCGCCGAGGAGATCAAGGCCAAGGAAAGCCGAACCTACCAGAGCCCCCTGGGCATGATCCGCGCCGAGAAAGATGCTACCACCCGCTTGATGTTCAACGTATTTGAGGACCTACGGATCGAACGGCAGATGGCAAGCGTGGAACCTGGCACGGCTGAAAACCTGCGGGAGCACTTGCGCCACTTAGTGAAGCAGTACCGCGAGAAGGCGAAGCAGGGCGAAACGCTGGGGCACTGGGAGATGATTGGTGTAGCGATCATTTTTGCAGCGCAGGGCGCCGACGTGAGTTGGCTTTCGCCAGAGATCAAGGCAGTGATGGCCATGTTGGGCAACGAGCTGCGCGATAGCGAGACCACACAGAACGCGGTTGATGTGATGGCGCTGGCAAGGCGCACGGTGGCCAAGGTGCGCCGGACCGTTGAGGCGATGCAGGAGAAGGCCAAAAAGGAGCGCGAGGAGAAGGCAAAAAAGGAGCGCGAGAAGCAGGCAGAAAAGGAGCGCGAGGAACAGGCCAAGCACGGCGAGCACGGCGAGGACGGCGAAGGCGAAGAACAAGGTGCTGGCGCCGATGACGCCGATGACGCCGGGGAGGACGACCAGGAGCCTGCCAGCGGATCGGGCGCTGCGGACGACCAGGAGAACCAAGGCGCCGAGGAGGCGCCGGAGGCTGAGGCTGGTACGGACGGAAAAGACGAGGACGACCTGGCGAGCGGTAAGGCGGAAGGCGCCGAAGGTGCCGAGGGTGTCGAGGATGAGGCCGCTGAGCCGGAGAAGACGCACGGGGATGCAAGTGCGCACGGCGAGGGAGAGGTTGCCGCCAAGAACGACGATCTGGATCTGGATGGCTTGTGCAAAGGCTTGGAGGAAGATCCGAAGGTTGACGACCTGACCAAGGCCATTGAGAAGGAGCTGGAGAAAGCGGCCAAGGACGACCTGGAGGAGCACGGAGACCAGCGGTGGGTGGTGGACCCGAAGATCGCTAGGCAAGACCACTTTGGGAAGATCGAGGTCGCAAGCAACGCGAGCGAGGTTTACGCGAGCCTAAAAGGCGAGCTGACCAGCCAGATACAGTTCATGCGAAGCAAACTGCGCAACCTGCTGAAGGCGCGGGCAATGGCAACGAGGTTGCCGGACCAGGAGCGCGGCGAGCTGGACGAGGCTACCTTGTACAGCCTGAAGCAGGGAAACCGGCGCGTGTTCTCCAGCAAGATTTTGGGCGAGTCGGTGGACACTGCGGTGATGATCCTGATCGACCAAAGTGGATCGATGGGGAGTGGAGACTGTAAGGATAAACCTGCATACCACGCCAAACTGGCGGCCATTGCGTTGGGGGAGACGCTGAGCGCGATCCAGGTGCCGTTTGAGATCATTGGGTTTACGAATGTTGAGTACCGGTCGAAGGGGCATGGCGATTGCTGGGACAGCGACACCGTGCGCTACATGCCTTTCGAGTACGACCTGTTCAAGGGGTTCGATCAGCCGTACGAGCGGGCGAAGCTGAACTTGCTAGCAATTACCGGCAAGAGCGAAAACGTGGATGGCGAAGCGGTGATGTTTGTGGCGAAGCGCTTGGCTGAACGTGGTGAGAACCGAAAGATCCTGATTGTACTAAGCGATGGATCGCCGGCCGGTGGTGCGCAGCACAGACAGAACGAATGGTACCTCGGAGAGGCGATCCGGAAGGTGACCAAGGCTGGTATCGAGGTGATCGGTGCCGGCTTTGGTGCGGACGGCGCA